TCTTGTTGCTTGCGGGAATTATTGACAGATTGAATCTGCTTTTATGGACAAAGACAAAAGATGCAGAAAAAGGATTGAATAGGCCTAAATCCATACTAAGTGATCTATACCACAAAGAAAACGATGTGAGCGCATTTGCATCTGGCAAGGAATTTGAAGCAGAAAGACAAAGATTAATCAGACAAGCAGAAGGGAGGTAACTTATGGCAACAGAATTAGGAAAAGCATATGTGCAGATAATGCCGTCAGCAAAGGGTATAAGCAAGGAAATAACAAAGACGCTTGATCCGGAGATGAAAACCGCCGGTAAAAGTGCAGGCAGCAGCATAGTAAGCAGCATCAAAAAGGTAATCGTTGCCGCCGGTATTGGGAAAGTTATAGCAACGGCGGTAAAAGAAGGCGGAGCCCTGCAACAATCGCTTGGCGGAGTTGAAACTTTATTTAAGGACCATGCAGATAGAGTTAAAAAATATGCAAGCGAAGCATATAAAACTGCTGGGGTATCAGCAAATGAATATATGGAAAACGTTACTTCCTTTTCTGCAGCATTGATCCGATCGTTAGGTGGAGATACTGAAAAAGCCGCCGAAATAGCCAATATGGCTATGATTGACATGGCTGATAATGCCAATAAAATGGGCACCAGCATGCGGGATATACAGAATGCATATCAAGGATTTGCCAAGCAGAACTATACCATGCTGGACAACCTAAAATTAGGTTATGGCGGCACCAAAAAGGAAATGGAACGATTATTAGCCGATGCGCAAAAGCTTACAGGCGTAAAATACGACATAGACAATTTGGCAGATGTGTATGAGGCTATCCATGTCATTCAGCAGGAGCTGGGCATTACAGGAACAACAGCCAAAGAAGCAAGCGAAACTTTAACAGGCTCATTTAGTGCCTTAAAAGCTGCATTTACAGACACGTTAGGGGCTATGGCGCTAGGTCAAGACATTGGTCCAATGCTGCAAAATCTAAGCACTACCCTAATTACATTCTTACAAAACTTGATGCCTATGGTTTCAAGTGTCATAATACAAATACCGCAAGTTATAGTATCTGTTTTAAGAGAGGCGGGGCCAAGTTTTATACAATCTGGCATGCAGGCTATAAACGATTTACTAACGGGTTTAGGACAAGCTTTGCCAGAACTAATACCTGCTGCAGTTGAGGCTATATTAACCTTAGTATCTACTTTTATAGAAAACCTTCCTATGCTTATACAAAGCGGGATTGACTTAATGATAGGACTGGCCGAAGGATTAATTAACGCAATACCAATAATCATAGAAAAGGTGCCGGTGATAATCAACAGCATATTAGCAACGATAATAGATTTATTGCCATTGATTATAGACGCAGGTGTAATGTTATTCGTTGCATTGGTAGAGAATCTACCAGCCATTATCAATGGAATAGTAGAAGCCATACCCAAGATAATAGATAGTGTAATCAAGGCTGTAATCCAAAGCATTCCATTAATTATTGATGCAGGGGTAAAATTACTAACTGCACTAGTAGAGAACTTGCCACTAATTATAACTACCATAGTAGCGGCATTACCCGAGATAATTTTTTCAATAATTAATGCGCTAATTAATAACATTCCATTGATTATTGAAGCTGGTGTTAAGTTGCTAACTTCCCTAATAACAAACTTACCAGAAATAATTATCGTGCTAGTAAAAGCTATGCCAATAATAATAACTGAAATGGTAAAAGCACTTGGAAAAGGCGTTGATGAATTTGCAAAAGTAGGGGCAGATCTGGTGAAAGGTCTATGGGAAGGTATATTAAGTGTTAAAGATTGGATTCTAGATAAAATCAGTGGATTTGTTAGAGACATCACATCAGGAATAAAAGATTTCTTTGGTATAAGTTCACCATCAAAGGTCATGGCTAATGAAGTTGGTAAATGGCTACCGCTAGGACTAGCAGAAGGCATTGAGGATAATATCAAGCCGGTTACTGCTGCAATGAAGGAACTTGCAAGCCTAACCACGGGAACAATAGAGTCTGAAATCAAAGTAAGATCCGTTGGTTTCGGCAGAGTTGAGCAAGGATTAAGCAGTAGAGATAGTATAATACAGAATATAGTAATCAATTCTCCGACACCGTTAAGTCCATCGGAAACAGCAAGGCAAATCAAAAATGCAAGCAGGCAATTAGCAATGGGGTGGTAAAATGGCAATCTTAAAATATATAAACAACAACAATAAATCTATTGAGCTGGGAAACGCTGCCCCATTTTTAGTTACTACAATAGATGGCTTGGGCAGTCCGCAGAATGAAATATATACACAGAAATCGCCTTATCAGGATGGAGTTGCTGCTACACATTCATCACTAGGTCCAAGGAATATTGTGATAGAGGGTAAGATAATAGACAGCAATAGAGAAAATAGACAAGCATATAGATATAAACTGTTATCCATTTTTAATCCTAAATTGGACGGAAAACTTATTATTGATTTAGGGAGTGCGCAAAGGCAAATAGATTGCATAGTAGAACAAGCACCCTACTTTTCAAGTAAAGTTGAAAGAAACTATCAAGATTTTTCAATTAACTTAATAGCCCCTAATCCATATTGGCAAGATATAAATACTACTAAAGAAGAAATAGCTATATGGAGAGGATTATTTGAATTTCCTCTAGAACTAACAGAAGAAGGAATAGAATTAGGATATAGAGAACCAAGTTTAATAGCAAATATCAATAATAAAGGTGACGTACCATGTGGGATGAAAATACAATTCAAGGCGCTTGCTACAGTAGTGAATCCTAGCTTATTTAATGTGAATAATAGGGAGTATTTTAAGATAAATAAAACTATGGAAGCAGGGGAAGTTATAACAGTAACTACACATTTTCAAAATAAGAGAGTTGAGTTAAATAAGAATGGAGTAGTAAGTAATGCTTTCAATTGGATTGACCTGAACAGCACTTTTTTGCAATTAGAACCAGGAGATAATTTGCTCCGCTATGATGCGGATAATGGCATAGATAACCTTGAAGTATCTATATACTACACTCCACAGTATTTGGGGGTGTGAGCATGGAACTGTATGTTTTTGATAAGGACCTCAACCACCTGGGCTTGGTGGAGGGGTTTTTTAGTTTGCGCTGGGTCCGGCGCTACTCAAAATGCGGTGAGTTTGAGTTACACTGTGGGCTCACGCCCAGCACTCTCAACCTTTTGCAGCGGGGAAATATCATCTGGAAAAATGATGATGCAGAGGCCGGATATATCGAATATCGGAACATCACCGTCAATGCTCAAAAAGAAGAAGTCCTAGTTGTATCCGGGAAGTTCATGACAGGCTACCTTGGCCGCCGGATTGTCTGGGGTACTGAACGGATGTATGGCACAGCAGAAGAGGTGATGCGCACTCTGGTAAATAATCACGCAATCAATCCAAGTGATGCTGACAGGGTTATCCCGCTCCTGGAACTAGGCGGCTTAAAAGGCTACAATCAAGAAATCAAAAAACAGACGAGCTACAGCAATCTCCTAGAAACAATCGAAAATACAGCATTAGCATCGGGGTTAGGTTTTAGGATAATTCCTGACCTGACAGACAAAAAATTGATATTTGACATTTACGAGGGCCTCGACAGGACCGCGGGCCAGGTTGAAAATGCACCGGCTATCTTTGCCAAGGAATTTGAGAATGTGCTGGAGCAAGAATATACCGACAGCCTCAACAACTACAGAAACGTTGCTCTAGTGGGTGGTGTAGGAGAAGGACCAGAACGCAAGTTAGTCACAGTAGGCTCAGGGGAAGGGTTAGAGCGTTTTGAGATATTTGTTGACAGAAGAGACCTATCAAACGAAGATGAAAATGGCGATCCTATCTCTGATGCTGAATACCTGCCCTTACTCGAACAGGTAGGGCAGGAGGTATTAGCGGAGAATACGGAAATACAGACCTTCGATAGCAAAATAAATCTAAGAAGTAATTTAGTGTATAAGCAGGATTTTGACCTAGGAGATATAGTGACTTGTACCTCTAAGAAATGGGGCGTAACGGTAGACACAAGGATCACAGAGATAGAAGAAATATACGAACATGGGTTTGATGTTAACGTAACCTTTGGTAACTCAATCCCTACTTTGATAGATAAAATAAAACAGGTGGTGAGATGATGGCTATAAGAAGCGGATC